ACCATAAGTTCTTCTTCTTGGTAATAGCGAGCCTTTACTAAATTCTTTACTCTCTTCTTGGAGTCTTATTTCTTCTAATGCTTTTTCAAACAAAGCGCTGAATCTAGCAGCTCTGTCATCTTCCATAAGAAACAATGATGCGTGTTTCAAAGCGCCATATAAATAAACGTCAGGATGATTATTAGATACAAAATTACTTGTATTGGAATCGCTAAGCGCTGCAATTTTTTCATAGTAAGTTAGTTGTAAAGTGTATTCTTTATCTGGTTTTGGAGAGAACTCCATTGTGTTATCCACTATTGCATAAAAAATTGGTTGGCCTGTTATGTTGTCGTTTGCTGCTCTATGTACGTCTAAAGACTCAATAGATTGTTGCAATACAGGCTTAAAATCATTTGAAGTAATTTCTACGTTTATAACTTCTAGCCAATCTGTGGGTAAAGATAAATATTGTAGTTCTGCCGTAGCTGTTGCTCTTTTAACCATATCGGCAGCTCTTAATCTTCTATTTAACTCTGCTTCTGTTTGGTCAATAAAACCATCTAACTCAGAAGTTAAATCACTTCTGTTTAAATAACTAGCAATCCTTGTTTTTAATTCTGAATACGTCATATTTTACCTTTCCAAACTCTAAACATTTTATTGTCTGGATCGTTTAACCATTTTTTAAGATGCTTTTTATCTTTAATAGATCCTTCGCGCAACATCTTTTGATATATTACCATAGGTATCTCGGCTACATGCCTAAATTCTTTGCCAGGTTGCAATTCACTATAATTTTTTACTGCGTCTATAACAGGTTTAACGTCTTGTGTGGTGTGGTATATGTGTTTGTTGTCCTCAGTAACAAATTCGTTTTTGAGACCTGTGGTGTGATCTATGATTGTGCGTATTGCCATATAAAAAAAGGGAGGGGATAACCCCTCCCTCTTTTAGTTATTAACCAGCGTCTGAATCAGATACTTTGACATCTGCCACGATACCGTGTGCAGCTTCATTTCTCATCTCTAGACCGTACTCAACTAAGAGCATCTGAGTCTGGGCATCTCCTATTGTAGAGATTTCAACAGTTTCAAAATCTCTAAGATATGCTACAGCCGCGTACTCTGGGTCTAACAAGTGAACAGCTTGTTCTCTACTTCTGTTTGAAGGAACTACTTGTAGTTCACCAAAGTCTCCAGAGTAGATAGAAACAGAAGCCTCGATAGTGTTAGCGTCGACAAATTGTCTAGCTTGAGACCTACCTGTGAAACCAGATATAACTGATTTGTTGTAAGGTCCAACCATCAATAAAGAAGGCTCTGCACCACTAGCGAAACATTGTTGTTGAACATCTTTAACCATAGCTTCGGTTAAATCTCTTCTAGTTCCGTTAGTTCTAGCTGCTGAGTCAGATCCGTTTGCGCCATCACTAGCTTTGTTTACGTTGGTAGCGTACCAAGTTTCCAAAGATCTAGTTTGTCTCGCAGTAGAAGCATCACCAGCATTTTTGGCAATGTTCTGAGTAAGCGCTTCTTCCATGTCTCTTTTCAGAGCTTTAGCCATGATAGCTAGTTGGTGCGCCATCTCAGAGTTTTTACCAGCTGTGTCAGTAGCCTCTTGAGATCCTGTTACTGTAGCGTCTCTGCTTGAGATCATTGCTACGTTGGTTGCCCTAGTTGTATTAGTAGCAGCAGATCTACTCAACTCAAAACCTTCAAGCTGACCTGTTGAAGATGGAGTTGGTAAAACTTCTGTTTGCCAATCAAACTGGACGTTTGAAATATTTCTTTTTCCGACTGCAGAAAGGAAAGGTGTTTGAGTAGGAGAAATATTATAAATAATATCTGCTAAATCTTCTCTGTTACCAATCGCTTCATACGAGTCGAAAGCATTTGTAACTTGTGCCATTTTTTACCTCTTATTTATTAAGCATTTGTTCAAAAACTTTAGCCGCATCTGCTGTTTTACCAGATTTGGCCAACCTTTGACGTAATTTTTTCTCTGGTGCTACCGAAACCTTTCTAGTTGATGCGCCTGGTTTACCTGCTCTAACTGAGGCTTTTTGTGTAGGCTTTTTCTTAGCTGCGGTTGCAGTTTGGCTTTGTAGCCAAGCGTTTCGCAAACCAAGTAAAGCTCTATAGTCATAGACTTGATCCATTTCTTGAGGACTAAATCCTAAAGTTTCTATCGCATAATTCCTAATTTCAGATTTCTCTTTGTTAGCAATCTTTTCGTCAGACCATTCAGGTATGATTTCTAAAAGTTTTTGCTGACCAAATTCAATCATTTGTTGAACTTGTTCTTGCTGTTTAACTGCGGCTTCTTGTTGAAGTCTTTGTTGCTCAGCTTGAACTGCTTGGAGCTTTTCCTTTTTCTGATCCCAAACCTGCTTTTCTCTAACGTAAGCGATTGGATCTTCTTCGCTCAGTTTCGCCCAATCAGGCTCATTCTCTATATCGCCCATAATTTGGGCTTCCATTTTTGGTAGCAGTTGAGAATAAACTGCATCTCTTTGAGCTAACTCTGCTTGCTGTTGTTCAAGAGTTTTTCTCTCTTGTGACAGTTCTTGAGTTTTTCTCGTATAGTCTTGTTGTCTTGAATAGCCTCGTTGCAGTTCTTCAAGCGTAACCTCTTGCTCTACACCATCTATTTTTACTGTGTAAAGCTGAGGTTGCTCTACCTCTTCAACTTCGCTTTGTTCTTCAAACTCTTCTTCTGGTAAATCTTCTTGATCTACCTCCTCCAATTCGTCAATCTCTTCGGCTTCATCAGCTTCTTCAATTAACTCATCTTCTATAATCTCTTCTGCTTGTTCTATTTGCTCCTCTTCTGGAGATAGAAAACTTTCAAAAGACGCAACTGATTTTTGATAATCAGTTTGTAATGCAATCGGTTTTTCCGTTGTTGCCATATAAAACTCCTGTGGTTTTAAGCAATTTTAAACCAAAAAGTAGAAATGTGTAAGTTATTTGAGTTTATTAACTTGATGTTTTGTGATCTTGCCTTTCTCAACAATGATGCGTAAATGCCTTTCTATCTCTGGCAATAACAATATAGATCTGTGTAAATCTTCTCTTGTTTTAACGTCGTCAATATCTCTACTGCTTAACCAATAAGCAATATATTCAGCTTTAAGAGATTCAAGAGCTTTTTTAAAAACCTCACTCTCTAATATTTTCTCCGCTTCCAATCCGTCTAGGATTGCTTTTTGTTTTTCTGACATAAATTATGCAATTGCCCCAGGACCTATCAATGCTCTAATTCTTTCTATATCTTCTCTTGGTATAGAAGGTTTTGGAGGGGTTGTAGGTAAAGGGGTAATCTCTGGAGCTGGCCTCATAGGAATCATTGGTTTTGGCGCAGGCATAGGTGCTTGCGGTGTAAGTTGTTGACCCATAGGTTGTGTCGGTGAGAATGACATGCCAGGTTGTACTATCTGACTAAAAGGCATACCGCCTGCAATGCTTCTTGCGTAATCAAAAGCAGAAGTGTCCATTGGGCCGCCCAGTAAACCGCCGCCCATAGAAGGAGCTGATCCTGACAACATTCCTGCTGGTGCTTTAGGTGCTGCCATAGCTGTTAGTGCTTGTGGAATTGTGTTTGCTAATATTGGTCCAACACCAGGCACAAAAGATAAACCATAAGAAGCTAACGCTCCTAACTCTGGGTTATCTCTAAAGCTACCAAATATTCCTTCTCCGCTAGGGTCTATACCTAAAATGTCGTCTGCTATTTGTCCTATACTCATGCTTGTAATATTCTGTCTAATTTTTCTTCTAAGCGATCAAAACGATCCAACAGTCTTTCAAAATCTTCTTTCATTTCATCTTTTGTGACGTATTTCGTCGGTATCTCTTCTCTAGTTTTGTTTAAAAGAATATCTATCCTTTTAATTTCGCTTGTATTAGCTCTAATATTATATAGAAGCGGTGCAAAAATCAAAGTAATCAAGACGTTCCAAAAAAACATAGGATCAGCTTCCATTAGTAACTCCATACGGTTGGTCTTGTTTTTCCATGCGTTTCATCTGCAATGTCTAAATGTATAAATCTTCCTTCGCCTTTTTGGTTTACGCCTATACCTGTAAATCCATGCTTAGGCGCTGTTGCAATAATTTTATATGCTTGTTCTCCATAAGACAAAATATCTACTGCTAGACCCATTGCGTGTGTGCCAACTTTACTTTTATTTATTTCGTTTGGATGTTCTGAACATCGGTAACCAGAAGTTATGACAAACGGAAACGCTAACTCTGTGCGTAAACTTTGTAATTTATCTACTAAGTTATGACTTATTAAATTTTTACCGCAATGTCTACAAGCAAATTCGTCTAAGTGAAAATTTTCCCAAGACATTAGTTACCCTTTGTTACTTTTTGTATTTTTTCTACAGACCTTAAACCTGCCATGCCGAGCATTGCCAT